CTACAGCTCTTTCAACACCAGATTTTAAATATTTAAGTTCTCCTGGCCATCCAGTTCCTTTTTCACCATATTTTGGTCCAAATTCTCCCCCACCTATACCATGTCTTCTATAAATATATCTAATTCTTGCCTTCTGTGCAGGATCACTTATTGTAGTAAGTATATCTTCTCCCATAACTGGTTTTACACCACTGTTAGAACGGATAGGTGCTTGAAATTCCCAATTAAGATGTAAACCAATTTTATTATCAAGTAATTTTTCAAACTTCATTACACTTTTTGTTATAGCATCCTCTGTTTCATGTGCTACTTGAGTGTATATTGAATCATAATATTTCATATAAAACTTGAAAAAACGATGATGAGGTTTTACATCTTTACCAGTAACTTCTACTGGATCTTGACCAGTAACAGGAATATATGATTGTGCACTAGTAGGCTGATAAAGAGTTGGTCTATTATTTACTGACATCGTAATTAATTGTCTATTTTCTATACCTTTCAACTGTTCCAACGCATGTGGTAGCTGAAAGGTTATTGGAGAATTAAACTCGATGTTGTCAAGAACATCCATGAATCCTTCTTTTAATACCTTCCAAGATTCATCTAAAAATGTTTGTAATCCAGATCCTTCATATCTTTCTTTTATTGATTTTTTACCTATCTTAAAACTTATTATATCATTCCAAAGACCATCTTTTTCAGATTGTGGTTTTTTATCTTTTATCCACCCCCTATCCTTCATAAACTGATGGCCACCCTTCCAGACATCTGCTGCAGTAAAGGGGAATTTCATTTCTATATCTCTTAGAGAAAAGTCTCCCAGTAAATCCTTTCCTAAATGATAACCAGCCAGTGCACCAATACCTACCATCAATACATCATTAACATCAACCCCATCTTCCCAACCACCATATGCAGCTACGACTCCTGCCATTAAACCTGCACCAGCTAGCATCCCAGGATTATCTACAATAAAATTAAAACCTTTTGTTAAAGTATCTATTACTGGTTGAATTATAGGTTTTAATATGTGTTTAGCAAAAAGTCCTGCTATTTCAACTGTAGTATCAAGTATGGTATTAAATATTGGAACATAATTAAAAGTTATTATTGGCATATCTGAAAATTGAAAAAGTGGTGGAACTGAAACTATGTCCTGATAACTTAGGTCCAAATATGTTGGTAAACCATTTGCAAGAAACGAAGTTTTATTAAACATAAGTTGTTCTTGTTTAAAATTTGTACCTAATAATGCATCTAAAACATATGAATCTGGAATGAGTCCTGACATTCCTTGAACTTCATATTCATCGGCTGCTTGTATAAATGTTTGACCTGCATCCACAGTAATACCTTGAAGTGCACTTTCATAAACACCCATTACTCCATCCAATACACCTTTACTTGAATCATCAACTTTACCAGTTTTACGGTAATGGTCTCTTTTAGCTTCTACTTCGGAAAATAGAAATTCTGATCTAAGTTGCATTGGAAAAACACCCGTTCCATATGGATTATTTTGTGGTCCTAGTACTTGGAATGCAACACCTCTATATTTATTATCGTAATTATCTGGTGCCCTAGCACCCTCTTTCAATGGTAATGTTGGTGCATCTGAATCAGTGGGAGGATGAGGTTGATATCTATCCCATACTGTTTTTTCATATGTAGGTATAGTTGTATAAGAATTTCCTAAGAAATCAGCAAGAACCCCTTGAACCCAATCACCGATAGGGTCTGAAGATATTGTTGGACTATCTGCTGTTGCTCTGAATCCAAATATTGAATCCCACGGAACTTGATGAATCATTGCATTTGTATCTATATCAAATCCAGCAAATTCCATTGTATCCGGTAACATCGCATCAACAAATCCTGCATAATTTATGTCCGGATCAACAATAAAGGTTGACATTGCTGCACCATTAGTAGTAAAATTTTGGTTAGTTTCTAAATCTGTCCATGTAACAGTTACACCACCAAATTGTCCTAGATTCAGTATTAATTTCCCCCCACCTGTAAGACTTCCTCCATAACCAACTCTACGAGATATCAATCCTTTTTCTTTTGCAAGGTCAAAATATGTTTCACTATCGTAAGGACCAGTAGAAACATCAATACCTAAAAACCAATCTTCACCATGTTTGCCCAACCCTACTCTATCTTTATTTCCACCAAAGGTAGTTTCGTTAAATCTGTCTCCTCTGTTAGTATAATTTCCTTCATTTATTGTAGACCATACAATTGCCTCATCAAGATTTTCCGCACCTGGTGTAATTGGAAACTGTACATTACCAGTAAATCCAGAATTTTGAACTAAGTTTCTACCAGGTACAGTATTAGCTCCAAATGATTCTTCAAATTCAGTTTGATCAAAATTATAATGTTTTACTCCAGAATCTTTTGTTGGGTCTGCACCACCAGACCATGTTCCAACACCTCCACCGATTGTACCCCAATCAATAAAATGAGAAAAAGTGAAATCAGGTGTTCCATTTGGTAAATATAAATCTAAATCAACATTCTCTATATCGAGAGAAGATAACCAATCAAAAGGTACAGGATTATCAGGAGTAGACAATATTTCAGATGTAAAATTACCACTAGTTCCTGGAGCAAAATCTGGACCTGAACCATCATCTAAATCCGTACCTTCTAATGGATTTGGACGACTCAGTGTCATTTGCTGTGGAGAACTTATATCTAAATCACTATTTAAAGAAGATAGTGATGTATCATCTGGTAGTTCTATATTTCCAAAAGCACTCTTTAAGTTTTCTAATGACATTGATTTCTCCTATACATTTAAACTTTTGCTGGTGTTAATACTACTGATAAATCTTTATTTGTTATTCTTGTTTCTAATCTTAATCGTTTTGTATACTCTTTTAATTCTCTTACCTCTTCTTTTATTGAACTTAAGGACTCTTTTAATGTGGATGTTTGTGCTTTGACACCTTGTTCGACTGCAGATGTCATTTCAAATATCATTTGTTCTCCACCAGAAAACATTTTATTGAGATATTCCATGTCATCTGGAATTCCTGGAATTCCACCACCTGGGTCTGCTACAAACATCTGATTATAATCTTCTTCTGATATTGTTGGTCCAGAAAATGGAGTTAATCCCGCATCTCGTGCTGACGGTCCTCCAAATAACCAATATCCAAAATCCAGCACTGCACCAATACCAGCACCTGCAGCAGTCCCTAAGCCAGGAATAACTGAACCTGCTGTTGCACCAAGTGCAGTAAATTTAAAATCAAACGCGGTAGATACTGCAGAATTTACTATTTGTTTTTCCAAACTAAGATTTGGATTCACTGTTTGTTCGTCCATAAAGTTTCCAACTGCAGCTAAAGGTACTGATGCATATCCCAATATTTTTCCACCTTTACTTAAAATTTGTACAATCTTGTTAGTTTTAGGAACATTTTTAAGTTTTGATACATCGTCAACTATACCACTAACATTTCCAGTTTGAGAAACTGTTTTAAGTGTACCAGGTGCACCACCTGGTTTGGGAGGTTTTCCTTTGAAAAATTTGTAGGCTCTACCTCCTGTTCTAATTAACATATACGCTGCGAGACCTTGGATTGCTTTTTCAATCCACCATCCAACATCTTTCCAACCCTCAACAAACTCATTAACTGCTTCTGTCATAGATTTTATATTTAATAACATACCTTCGAATTGTAATCCAACATCAGTTGCCATTCTTTGCATAGCCTCAGTCATATCAAGTATTATCTGTTTCAAAGTTGAAAATGCATCTTGACCATCCATAACTTTAGTATTTTGTGCATCTAATGAACTATTTATAAGATTCATATTTTCTAATGAACCACCTTGTTCTTCTGCTATTTGTTCTGTATGATATAACGCCTTAACCAATTGTGGTACTGTCATACCAACTGCTCTTGCAAGAGCTTCTTGTTGTAAAACATTAAGTTTATCAAATTCATTTCTACTACCGACTATTTTTAACAATTCTTTCATAGCATCTTCTTCTTTACCCATTAAAAATAATCTTCTAACATTAGATAAGTCTATTCTTCTTCCAAGTAACACACTGGCTTCCATTTCTGCTCTAAGAGATGTTTCCATATCAAGTGTTCCTCTGAGTGAATTCATTACTGATTTAATATTTAAACCTAATCTTCTTGCTGCTATTGCAGTTCTCATAAATGCTTCTACATTATCCCTTCCATATTTTGCCATTTCTTCTTGAGAATCTGCTAAATCTTGTAAAACTGCTACCGGAGCAACTTTATTCTGCATCGCTAAACTAGATGTTTGTTTTGCAAGTTCAAAAGCTCTATCTGCATCTAATTTTCCAATTGTGACTAAATTACCTATCAATTTCATCGCAGTATCATCAGTAGCACCTGTTGCTCTAGCAAGTTCTAAAACTCTAACAGACATTTCTTTTGTTCTATCTAATGTTATACCAAATTGACTTGACATAGAGTATGCTGTTCTTAAAACATCTTCTATAGTCTTATTATATTTTACTGCCTGATGTCCTAGTTCAATATATTCACCTTTTAAATGAGGAAATTGGTTGAGATGACCACCAAATACATCATAAATTTTATCAACTCTTCTATTATAATCCAACACCCCCAATCCTATAGCACCAAAAAAAGTAGCTATCATTTTTGTTGGAGTTAACATTGATAATAAACCACCTAACATTGTATCTATACCACCTACCATCGCTTGTAAAGCACCAACTGCTTGGTTATCTAAACCAGTCATTATTTTTTTCAAGTGTGTTTCTTTTTTTGACCTATCTACTAATTGTTTATCAAGTCTTTGATGTGCTCTTCTTTGTGATGATCTTGCTTTTTCCTCATCGGTCATAGCAGATTCAAATTTAAATATACCTTGGACAGTTTTTAAACGATCCTCTAATATTTTATTTATTTCTTCCTCTTCTCCCTCAAGTTCTTTAGTATTCTGTAATATCTCCTTAGCTTGGTCAGCAACTTGTATTCTAGCTTTTCTTCCAATTTCCCATCTTTTTTGCTCGTCTGAAATGACTCGGTCTAATTTACCAAGATAATCATCAACCATTTGAACTTGCTCTTTGTTATAACGAGCTATCTTCCTATGTGTTCTCTCAGACTGTCGTAGTTGATTTAATTTATCTCTTTCGTTTGCCATTTCTTATTTTACCAAATCTTTTGCAGTTAAATGCTTTACATTTTTCATCTTTTTACCAAAAGCATCTTCAAATGCTGATGCAAGTTTATCGTTTGCAAGATTTAAATCTGCTAGTGCTCTTTTTATTTGTGGATTTTTTGTATGTTTAACTAATCTTCTAAATTTAGAAGAAAATAGATATTTAAATATTGTACTTAAATCTATTTCAGTAAGTATATTGTCTACATTCATATATGAATTATTTTTTAACACAAATTTCTCCTGTATATGGAACTATTCATATATAAATATCAAATATGTAAAAAATTATCGTTTGAATCTTGAAGACTGTTTACTAGGTTGACTTTTTTTTCTCTGTTTTTCGTATTCTGCTTTTTCTGCTTTTTTCAGTTCTAATAACTCATTCCAATAAAATTTTCTTAAATAAACTGGCATAGAATATACTTCGGAATGTGTAAATCCTTCCATATGATATGTAAGTGCGAAAATATGTTTATGAAGAGTTGCTTTATCAGAGGGTGTTAGGCCAAAAAAACTCAGTGGTTAAAGGTATATCTACCTCAACCACTTCACCTCCTATTTCAACAAACTGTTTTAATTCAATGTCTGGTGTTACCCTAGTCATTTCACTTCTCAGTTCAAAAGAATCTCTTGCTAACATGTTTAATACAAAATTTGTAACGACATTTCTGTCTCTATTTCCATCAACTTCGGTTATAGAATGTATTAATCTTGAAGTCATCGTAGTATCTAAATCTTTATTTAATTTTTTATTTCCTGCAACATCTTTTTCTATCGCATGCTCATCTTTACCTGTAAGGAACTTAAATTTAACACTTAACTTTGAAATAGGTAATTTAAATTCATATTCGTCTGAATGTTCTTGTAAATCATCAGGCATTTTTTTAAATGGACAATCAGTTAAATCAAATGTATGTTCAATTTTTTCACCAGTATCTGGATGACTAATAGTTGCAGTATATTCAGGACCATAAGCTAATATTCTTGCAGCAACCATAACTGCATTTTTATCACCCAATACCATGTCATCTGAAGTAACTCCAGGAGTAACAATTAAAGAATCTAGTAACATTTTAATAACCTGACCTTTTTGAATAAGATTTCTACTTGTAAGAATATCCTCTTCTCTAGCTGTCATATATTTCACTTCTATTTGTCCACTAGAAAGTATATGTCCTTCTGGATAACACTTACCATTACTCGGTAAATCTATAATTTCTGTAGGAAACTTTGGTTTTTCATTTTCCTTAGTTTCCTCTGTAGTTTTTTGTTCTTTATTTTCTTCTGACATACTTAAACCTCCATTGATCTTCTAAACCACCCAAAATAAAATTTATCTTGTTCTGGTCTTTTTGTAACTAAATCCGAGTAATACTTAACCCTATAAGCTCTTACTCTTTCTACTTCTACACCTTTAAGTGCACCTATTGTCGCTGGTCCTAGACCACCATCTACTGATATATTTCTACCTTTACTATTTGCAGCTCTCTGTAATATCTTGACCGCGGTACCTCTACCCATATTTATACACATATCAAAAAAGATATACCACAATTCTTCTGGAAGTGATTCTACACGATTTTTATCCCAATAATCGTTTTTATAGATTTCTTTTGCTTCTTCTTTTGTAAGATTTTTTATATCGATATCTGGATAGAATCTTTTGGTAATTCCAAACTTGGTTTCTCCACCCAAATCTTTTGGATCATTTACATAACCACCTTCGTGTTTTAAAACCTTTTCGATTATATCATTAAATGTATTTTTCATTTCATATATAAATATATATAATATAAAAAAAACCCCCAATAAAAGTTGAGGGTTTTTCTGATTATATTTTATTTTTATCTATTAGTATTGAAGTATTGCGTAATCATATCGTAATGTAACTGCAATTTCGACTGGATCAGAAACATCAAATGCCATATCACCAAAGTTAGCAGTTTGTATATAACAACCTTTTAATGTCCATTCTTCAATTTTATCACCAACAGGTCCTAGTACATTAAAGGTTACATCTTTTTTGTAAAAATCAGAGTAACCATCTCTACCAGTAACTGATTCGTGTGATAATCTAATCCATTCCATTACAGCTTGAGCTGCGGAAGGAACGATTGGATCATATAAGGTAATGTCCATTGGTTGCCATCTACCTTTTCCTTTTATGTATCTTGTAACATTCATATGTTCAAGTACTACTTCATCAAATTCTATCGATGGTCTATTCATAGCCTTAACCATAAAAGCTTGAATACCAGTTCCAGTAAAACTCATCAAATACCGATTTTTCAGTTTTGGTTCAAAATCCGTATAAAATATATCTTGTGACGATACTAATTCAGCCATTTAATTTCTCCTAAAAAACATTAGTTTTCATATATAAATATCAAAACAATTAAAAATTAGAGGGCTTTTTGTAAGCCCCCCAATTTTAATTTAACTCCCTTATTATTCAGGGAATGTTGCACCTGTAGGTAAGATTGTGAAATCAAGTACCACAAACTCTGCAGTTCGTGTAGGTTGTAGGAATAATTGTCCTACTAATTGATTTCTATCTATAACATCAGGTGTGTTGTTACTTGTATCCATTACAACTCTAAAAGCGTTTAATCCACTTTGTTGTTGTACTCTTTCAAGATAAGGATTCACAATGTTAAGGAATCTTTGTCTAGTCGCTGATGTATTTTGTTCAAATACAAGGAATCTTGAAGAACTAGCTATAAATTTCTTAACTGTAATCATTAATCTTCGTACATTCACTCTATCAAGTGCTGAAGCTTTCTTCTGTAGTGTCTTCTGTCCAAATACAGTCACCCCTTGTCCAGGGAATGTTGCGATTGGATTCACATTTGAATCATAAAGTGTGTCTCTGTTAGCGTGTGTCAGTTTTCTCTCAGCCTGTATAGCGGAGTCAATACCTCCACGATTTAGACCTGCTGGAGCGAACCATGGATGAGCTATTCTATCATTAAACGCGAATACACCAGGTATTAAGATAGAAGGTGGCACCCATCTGTTTGTTCCCACCTCAGCGTCTGCTATTTGAACCCATGGATAATAAACTGCCGCGTAATTCGTATCTCTCGATTCCGCCTGAGCAGTTGCAGTTGTGATAGCGTCACCTTTTTTGGAAACATCGAATACAGTAAATGTATCTCCCCTGTCTTCACAAACATCTATTGCTTTACTTACTATATTAGCACCAATTTGTCCATCAATTATACCAGGAATTAGTATCAAATTAACATCATACTCATCTTGGTTATTTACAAGTGATAGTGCGTCTGTGAATGCAGTGT